TCAAACACTCCGAACATGCGCAGCATCCACCTGTGCCCACATTTTGCCCACATCCTGCGAAGCGATCTGCACTGCAGCGTCGATGGTGCGCGCCACGTCATCCAAATCCGAATCGAACAGATCCGCGTACACGTCCAACGTCATCGCAGCCGACTTGTGCCCCAGCATGCGCTGCAGCGCCTTGATATTCGCTCCGGCATGCACCGCGATGGACGCGGCGGTATGCCGAAGGTCATGCGGCGGCAGAGGCTCCACGCCAGCCCTCCTGCACGCGCTGATAAACCATGTGCGGTTCGATTTCGCGTCTGCGGCAGACTGGTTGCGCGGAGGGCGGCCAAGATGGTCACGGAAAACCCAATCGGACGGCCCCTTGCCGGCCAGCACGGGAAGCAGCGCCTCGCCCACCACGCTAGGCATCGGCACGTCACGCATCTCATGCGACTTCGGCGAAGTCTCCGACCATTCGCTGCCGATTCTCGTGATGTTGCGCCGCACGTGTATTCGGCGGCGTCCATAGTCAACGTCCTCCACCCTCAAGCCGCACATCTCGCCCCAACGCAGGCCGCACAGGCCAAGCACCAGCACGAGCGCCTTGCGGTCGGTCGGCTGGATACGCGCCCTGCCAGCCTCATCCGCGACGGCCAGCAGTTGCTCGACGGTCAGATACCGGTGCAGTCTCCTGCCCTCACGCCTGGGCAGCGCGAGTTCGTCGGTCGGCGCTTTGGCGATGAGCCTGTTTTTGACGGCGAGATCGCAGATGCCTTTGAGCACGCCGACGATCTTGAGCACCGTGCTCGGAGCCAACGTCTCGGCCTTGCCGCTGATAAAGGCCTGCAGTTCACGGTGTGTGATGGAGCCGATTTGTCGGTCGGCGTATTCCGGTTCCACGTGCGTCTTCCACGTGGCTTCGTCGGTGCGGATGGTGTTTGGTTTGAGGATTGGACGGCGTGAGTCCATCCATTCCTGGAAGATCTCGCCGACGAGGGCGCGGCCGGCTGACTGGTCTACGAAGCTGCCGTCCCTTTTGGCGGCGTTGACGTGCTGGTCTCCCCACGCTTCCGCGTCCATCTTGCGCCGGAAGCCACGTTTGCCGGTCGCGCTGCCGTCCGGCTTGCGGTATCTGACTTCGTAGCGTTTGCCGGATTTTGTCTGGTATTGGCGGATTGTGTAGGCCATGCTGGTCTCCTTTGCTGACATGGCCAATTATAAGAGAGGCGGAGCCGCATTGCCTTGGCTCCGCCTTGTCCATCGTGTCAGCAAAGGACGATTCCAGTCTAGTGTGCGACACGCCAAACTTGATTATTACCGCACTTGCGGTAATATAAGAGTGTCAGCAAAGGAAAGGAACACAAAATGGCACACTACGACATCACCCACACCTGCGGACACGACGAACGCATCGAACTCTTCGGCAAGACCAGCGAACGCGAACGCCGCATCGAATGGCTCCAAGAGCGCCCCTGCACGGAATGCTGGAAAAAGGAACGCGCAGTCGAAGTCGAAGCCCGCAAGAACAAGGAAGCCGCCATGATCGTCGAAAAGCTCGGCAACGACGCCGCAGAAGCCATCAACGCCCTCTCCAATGCCACCTGCACCTTGGAAGGCAGCGCAAAGCAGGTCGCATGGGCCGAGGACATTCGCGCCAAGTGCATCGCCCAGGCCCTCGACCAGTTACGCGACCTTGCGGCACGCCTCCCCGGCAAGGCCACCGCCCAGCAGTCCGCCGCCCTCGCCGCCCGCTGCAAGGCCATCACCTCCGTGATCGCCAACAAAACGTCGGCGGCATGGTGGATCGATAACCGTGATGACATTGACAAGGCGGTTGTGCGCGAAGCCATCAAGTCGCTCGCCTGACCAGAGCGAAATGTGATACGATGGCGTCGTCGCACCGGAATGGCGAGTGTCCGGTTGAAATAGCTTCGGCTCAATCCGGGGTGCGTGGATTGAAATTATGTGCAATATGTGTGGATTGACATCACATATCAGGCATGTTTTGATGTCGCGAGACGCCTCGGCTTAGGTCGGGGCGTTTTGTTTTATCGGACGCATGGATGGAAACAACATGGAGGTATACGGATGACTTTGCGTGCGATGCGCGAACGTGCCGGATTGTCGCAGCAGGATCTGCGCGCGAAGGTCGGAATCAATTCGATTTCGTACTTTTGGGCTTTGGAGGCATGGGATTGCACGCCTCGGCCGAAGCGCGCGCGGGATCCGCATACGATGCGTTTGGACACCGCGAAGAGGGTGTCCGAGGCGCTTGGCGTCTCCCTTGACGAGCTGTGGGATGGTTTGGATTGATTTTCCACGGCGTGTCCGACTTGATTATTACCGCACTTGCGGTAATATAAGAGTGTCAGCAAAGAACAAGCAAGGAACACGAAAATGGCAACGATCACATTCACCACGCGCGCCACCAACGAGACGGTCTCGCTCCCATCCGAAGAAGCCATCGAACGACTCTTCGACGATGCCGACGCATGGTTCGCATTCCAACGCCGCGCACCGGAAACCGAGATGGAACTGTTCATCGCGTCGATCTGCGACGCGAAGATCACCATCAACCCCTACACCACCGAGATCGGCGTCAATGGCGTTCCAATGGCAATCTCGATAAACGAGGAAGGTGGAATCGCCATCCGACCAGGCGAATGGTATTCCGGCGCATACGAGGATTGGGAGAAGACCGACCGGAACACACTGCTGGCCGACATCAACCGCATGGCATGCAGGCCCATAGGCACGATCGGAGCGCCAACCCTTTGCGAGGTCCGCGAATACGGCGATTGCATTTGGAACCGCGAAGACTAATCCCCGCCTAGAAAACGGTGAATCCTCATACTATTCTTGACATTTTTTATCATGGAGGTTGAAATGACTGATTTTAACGCATACGTTGATTTGATGGAGCCGAATAATGAGATTCTGAAATATCCGTTGTCCAATGGTGATGACGTGTGTTTTCATATTCGCATTTTCGATGGGCCTATCGATTTCGATGATGATGAGAACGAGGTGGATTATCTGAATCTTGATCCTGATGATTGGGAGAAGAATGATTTCACGCCCGACATCAAGAAGGTCCTTGAAGAGAACGGTTATCGTCTCACGTCCGAATGTGAGACCGATGGCGATATTCTCTCGTTCACCTGCGTGAAGGACGCTTGACTGCTCCAAGGCCGCGAAGCGCAGGGCATCGAAGCCGGTTTCCAGCGACTTGCGAATACGCGCTGAAACGCAAAAAACGCCCCTCCCCCAGCATCATGCTGAGAGAGGGGCGCATGTTAAAAAACGGGTGTAAAAAATTCCACGGACACTACAGTGCCGCAAATTTTTCCACCCGAGGTTGATTTTCCGGAGCGAGGTTGAGTCTCACACCCGCAAATCACTCACGGTCAGGCGTTGCGCAGCGGATTGTAGGCGACACCGAAACCGGACGCGACGACACCGGCGGCGGTGGAAATGAAACCGCCCACCTGCGCATCACCGAACATCATGAAACCCAAACCGACGATGGACGCGGCCAGAGAGGCCACGTAGATGACGGTTCGGACCGTATCGTTGAACACCGGCCTGTAGCCACCGGAATTCTTGTAGTCGTCGGAAAGATCGTCCACGACCGTCTCGACCGTGGAACGCGCATGCTCAGCCATTTAATACCACCTTCCTTTTCAGGCTTTGACGAGATACCAGGTTGACTTGTCCTCCGGTGCCAGCGCGATGTAGCGCACGGCTCCGCTATAGGCCACGTAGCGGCCCCAGATGTAGCCGTCCGCGACCGTGCCCCAATGGTCCAGATTGACGGTCTGGCCGTGGGAATAGGTGGCGACCACATTGCCGGAAACACTCGGACGGTCGCGCACGTTGAGCCCGTCCACGGCCACACGATACGTGCCCTGCAGCACGTTTGCGGCGGACGATGCCGTGGCGGACTGCATCGGCTGGACGGTTGGCGTCGGCGCAGTCGCGCCGGTCATCCTGTCGTACCATGCCTGGGCACGCGCCATGTAGTCCGCGTTCTGGCTTCCGGCGATGGATGCGGGGCAGGCGGTCGAGGAGAAATGGCTGTGCGGGAACACGTTGACGCCCCACTGCGGCCTGCCAAGTCCGTAATGCTTGCAGAGCGCGGCCACGAGGTGCGCGCCATTGTCCAACGTCGCCTCGCTCAACATCCACGGGTCGGCCGAGATGTCCGCATGCTCCACGCCGATGGACGTGAGGTTCGCATTCCAGTCGCCCGCATGCCATGCTGTATCGGTATCCCAGACGAGCTGCGTGATCCTGCCGTCCGCCGCCACCTGATAGTGCGCGGAAGCCTCACGGGTCTGCCACACGTCGTAGCAGCCCTTGCCAGTCAGGTTGCCGCCATTATGATGCACGACGATCTTGTCGACCTTGCATCCCTGACGGCCCTTGGTCATGTGCGTGGAGAGAATGAGATTCTCGTCAGCCTCCAGATTCTCCCATGATTTCATATTTTTCCTCCTTTTTTGATGGTTTTTAAGCGAAGACGAGCGTCCACATCATGACGGCCATCTCCAGCAGTCGCAGGAGCGGCAGCATGAGCAGGACGACGCAGACGATCGTGAACGCGCCTAGAAGCAGCGTCACGACGCATTCGAGCCACACCGGCACGTCACGGCCATGCCACAGCAGCCACGCCACCGCAAGCAGCAGCACGACGAACACGACGACCACGGACGTCAAAGCGAGCATGCCCAAAATCCTCTCCTTCCCGCCCACGAGTCAAGGGCAAATGGAAAAGCCATCCCGAAATGGGATGGCCTTGAAGTGTGAAAATCAATGCCTGTGCGCGCCGTGATTGAACGCGATGACGAGCGCGAGCAGTAGCAGGTATACGCCGCCCGCGATCATGAGATGCGTCATTGCCGGTCCTCCAAGTATTTTTCGGCCGCGTTGACTATCCAGCATTGCGCGTCCAATTTCTCAAGCTTCGACAACTCGTAGCTGACGGCCTCGCTGTGGTCGGTGTCCTTGTCGCCGTAGATCAGGCTGATGATCGTGTTTTTGATCGTGTTGCGGCAGAGTTCGTCCATACGGTCGTCGATTTTCGCTGTCCGCTCTCCCAAAGTCCGGGTCTTTGCGAAATGCTGGCTGAGCACGCTGTTGTATGGCAGGCGTTCCGGCTGCACGTGCGCATACAATCCGGTTGCCAGCGCGTCCAAAGCGCCCGGCCATACTTTCAGGCCGAGGGTGATGAGGGCGCACGCGCCACCCACGCCCCCGAACCCGGCTAGAAAATTTTGCAGCACATTACATCTCCTTTATGAAAAAGCCCCGCACGTGGCGGGGCTGTGGTTGGTTTAATACGGGTGGTCGGTGGCGGCGAACACCAGCGGCAGGCCGAGGTTATTGAGCATGGTCACGAGCGAGGCATCCTCGTAGCCGCACAAGCGGACAAGCACGGTAACACCGGGGAAAATGGCCACCGTATCGTTGCCGTCGATGCCGATCATGGTGTGGCCGTCCGCCTTCTCCCACACGACCTTCGCCAGCCCGTCCTGCAGCGGCGGGTACAGCCAGCCGACACCATCGCCGGTGACGGTTATCTCACACCCCTCGGCTGTGGTCCTCGCGCTGACCGTCATGCCACCCGGCACCCACGGCGCCACCGGATCACGGTCCTTCAACGCCGGCGGATCGTAAAGATTGCGAATCCTCATACCGCCACCCCCAAACCATCGTTTAGTAGGGTACGGTGTCGGCTGCGAAGACGAGCGCTCCCGCCTCCCGCAGTATCGGCCATTCGTCCAGATCGACGGCGCACATGCCCGTCAACGTGGCCTTGACGTCGACAACCGCTTGGACGCCAATAACATCCCTTACTTCTTCTTTGGTGGTGTCCATGACGCACACCCCACTCTCCATGAGCAGCGTATCCGCCCGCTCCGGCCGTATGGAGTCCCATGAGCTGGGCGGGCTGAGCCGCATCATCATGCATCCGGCCTGCCGATGCGGGATGAAGGATGCGCCCTTGGGAAGGGTGTATTCCAAGTGGTCGCCGTTCTTCGCTATGGTGACAGCTCCCGGTATCGCACTCCAAGTGCCGATTTTGTTTGCGCAGTGCGGGTCCTGCCATTGATTCACGATTCTCATCGGCGGTCACCCGCCTCAAGCTCAGTACGGTGCGGTCTGCGCGGTGAAGAAGCTTGGAAGCCCCCCCCCCCCCGTAAATGTCGTATGCGGGTTTCGATTCGATGGCGACGTTACGGCAAGTGGTCTTGTCCTGCGCCTGGATGTTGACTGTCATCTGCTTGTCGAGGTGGAATTCCGCCTCAGTATTGGGGGTGCGGATGAAAGCCAGCACCCCCCATCTGTCGTCGGCAACGCAAAGCTTTCCGCCCTCGCTGTGGGCGTGGTAGTCTCCGGCAGGAAGCGTCGTTTTGTACAGCGAAGAGTTTGTCGATTCTGACATGATGTTCTCCGAAAACAGTAGTTTCCGTCTCATTCCAATTCCTTTCCGGTCAAAAGCTTCCAATCGTCCCATTCCTTGCGCCACACCTCGCGGATGCGGTCGATGAGGAAGCACATGACATTCGCATCCGACCCGACCGACCCCGTATAGTATTTCAACCCGTTATGCAGTTTCTCGGTGCGGCACCACAGGCTGCCGACCGGAGCCGTATCGGGCTGGTCGGGCTGGACGAGAACCTGCTTGGTGCCCAAAGCCTTGCCGCCTTCGCCAATCGACACGTGACAAGCGTTGAACGCATCCTGTTTAAGCACGGCAAGGAAATTCGACGAATCGGAAACGAAGCTCACCGTGCCGGCATTGATGCTCGCCACGGTGGAATCAGCCGTGGAAAGCGTCAAAGCGGCGTCCTCGATGTGCCCGTCGGCGAAGACCTTCTGCGCGGACACCTTGACCTCCGGATGATCGCTGTAAAGCGGCTGAGCCGTGAAGTCCACAGGTTTGAGCCACACATCCACGAGCGTTTCGGCGGCGGGCGGCCACACCTGCACGCCGTCGTACAGCGCGTTCATCAGCACAGGCACGCCATTATTGGTCATATACGGGAGGCCGACTTTCACGCCGTTGAGCAGTACAACCATTTGTCACGCCTCCTGAGAGGCGGCGGAATCGGCGGAATCGGTCGGCATGGCATCCGTCCTATCCTCGCCAGACACGTCGGACGCCTTATCCTGCACGCTCTTCACCGCCTCGTCAATCGCCGTCAAAGCCTCATTCGCATGGGATTCCACCACGGCCTTGGACTCGCTGATGCTATCGGCGACAGACTGCACCGCGGCGGCGTTGGCCGACACCTGAGCCGTCTGCTCCGACACAGACTGCACGGCATCCGCAGCCTGCACGCTCGCCGCCTGCGCACCGGCAGCCGAAGCCTGCGCCGCATTAGCCGCCTGAGCAGCCGCAGCCGACTGCGACTCCACCACGGCACGAGCACCGGTCAAATCCTCCAGAATCTGCGAAGCGACAGTCTTAGCCTGACCCTCCGGATAAAACACCATCTGACCAATATGATCCGCCGACATGGCCTGCGCCTCCTGCAAGCTGGACGCCAGCAGGTAGGTCAAAGCCGCACCAGTGTTAAGCGCCGGAGTCAAAGTACTCGCATCCACATCGACCAGATCCGCGAACTCCACGGGCGTGTCCGAATCCGGCACCTGCACGCATCGGACGAAACGCCAAGCGTCCGGCGATTCGCCCACCGTCACCTCGTAGGCGAACGTGTTGTCGGTCGGCGGAACGGTGACGGTGGCAGTGCCGTCTTCCGACAGTCGCACGTCGAAAGAGTCGCGCACGACGGTACGCTTGCCGACCTTGAACCGTTCGGTCGGCACCACATGCACCAGTTCGCCAGCCAAGACCGCGACGCCATCGGCGCTTGGATGTCCGAAATCGAAATTGATCTGAGTCAAAATATCCTCCTAAAAAACAGGGATATGGAACAATAGGAAAACCCACACACGCGCCCGTCCAACGGCAACACGACGATGTGTGGGATTATTCAATAGAATTGGAAAGGAACCAATGCTTTTCGACACATTCGTGACCACCGTTTGGAAACCCTCATGTGCGAAACTCCGCGAATGCACCAAAGTAGGCTACGAAAGCGCCCTGAATTGCCATATCCTCCCGCAATGGAGCGGAAGGGACATGGACGCGATCAGCGTGGCGGACATCGAATCATGGTTGGACTCCTTCGACAAGCCGGGAGCGGCACGTAAGGCGTGGGCGGTGTTCCGCGCGATACTGCGGCTCGCCTACCGGCGTGGCGTCACGGACAACGACGTGACCAGACGCGAGATACGCCTGCCGCACCTACGACACTATGAGCCGCAAGTACTGTCCGCGCCGGAAGTACGCAGACTGTTGAAAGGCTTCTACGGGCACCCATTGGAAGCGTGGCTATTGGTGTCCGTATGCGCTGGATTGCGACGCTGCGAATCGGTCGGCTTGGAATGGGCCGACTTGGATCTGCGTCGCGGCACCGTCACGGTGAAAAGGTCGGTGCAGTGGGTGGCGGGCCATGAGACCGTCACCGAACCGAAGACCGATCTGAGCCGACGAACCGTCGCATTGCCACGGTTCGCGGTCAAACGATTGGCGGAACTACGCCACGGCACGAAGACCGGCCGACTTGTCGGCAACCTGAACGCGAACCAAGTGGCAAACCACTACCGCAGTTGGTGCAAGCGTATGAAACTGCCATGCGTGCCTCCACGCAACCTACGCCACACGTTCGGCACGTTGGCTATCAAGGCCGGAACCGACATCAGCGTGGTCGCACGGCAGCTCGGACATTCCGACATCCAAACCACCGCACGGTATTACCTCAAGCCTGATCTGAGCGTCCTCAAGGACATGCAGAAAGCATGGCAGAAACTCATATTGACCTGCTGA